AAGACACTGTCCACGCTTGTGTAGCGTTTTTGTATTATGTTGCCTCGAGGGCGAGGCATCGAAACGAGTCCATGTAGAGCAATTGCAAACGCAATTACTCGGTCATCATAGCATCCCTGCTGAGAATTGTAACTTCCTTTCTCATCAATGACATACGTGCGCAATTCGTTCACGAGCTCCTGATCTGCGATGCCTGATTCGCCCTGCCGTAACAAAGCTGCCAGGTTGTCGATGATCAGCGGTTTGGTTTTGCTTGTTGTGAGAAAACCGCCGCGCTTTGTCAGGCGATCGCCATACGCATTGTCGACCGAGCTCTCAACGAACAGGGAAGGGTAGCCCGTTTCCTGGAGCCTACGCAGCGTAGTCAAACCGTGATTGTTCCGCTCTACGATAACGTATGCGGTGTTAAATCGTTGACCTAGCGAAGCAATTACATCGCCCCACTGGAATGGGTCTATGTGACCATGCCAACAGGCTACCTGGCGCCCCATCGAGTCAAGCACCTGGGCGCAGGAGTAGTCGCCGTATGCAAGCCCCTCAGCAACGTCCACGCCAATCACATAGCTTTCATCTCGCAGCGGTGCGGACCATTCCTTGTACGGTCCATGTGAATGCGGTGCGAGCTCACCACTTCTGAGGTCACCGCGGAAATCCTCGGTGTAACACTCGAGCTCCGCATCTTTCAACGCAGCATCCTCAACAAAGCAGCGACCGCTCGTTAGGAAGCTCTCTAGGGGTGTAGACGGGTACTCTTGCTTAAATAGATCACTCGAGCCCAGCTCATCCAATTTTGCGCGGCGGAAACATAACTGGGCATCAGTCAGTTTGTATTGCTGCGCTAATTTATATTCCTCGGGCGTAGCCTCAAAATATGGATCAGGCTTTCGCTGATACTCAGGCATCCAGAACCAAGGTACGAAACAGACAATCCATTCAGTCTCACCTCTTAGGCTCTTCATGCATTGGTCATAGAACCAACCACCGCTGCCATTGGCAGTCGACTCGAGTATTACCTCAGAGCCCTCAGCACCAACCGTCTGCAGCAAGCCGGCGACAATGTCGGCTCCCTGGGGATAGAACGCTACTTCGGATCCGTGAACGAATCGGTTTGTTTGTCCTCGCCCGGTTTGGGTACTTCGCGCTGTACCAACTCGGTATCGCGAGTTGAGCCCATCAAAAACAAGTGTCTGAGCCGATTGACTCGATATCGGCGGCTTAAAAGCGGGGTGAGGTACTTGGTCGTAAAAAAAACGAACCATGTTAAAAATCGAGTTAGTCGATTCTGCCAGGTGCGAAAGTACGAAAGCGTTTGCATTGCGGGTCTGAGTTATCCTCCAAAAGAATCTGCCCTCCACATAAGTACTGATACCCACCTGTCGAGCCTTGAGCACAAGAGCGCGTATGCGCCCGGTTTCTTTGAGCTGGGCTTCGAGCTGCTGATGAATAGCCACCTGACCGGGGTTTAGTTTGAGGGGAGAAATCTCACCGGTCTTGGTGACTATCCGTAATATATTTTTTGCGTAAAGCGGGAAGTTCCCCTTCAGCTTCTTCGCAACGTCTTCAATCTGCATTGGCACTCGCACACACCTTGCACCACCAGTAAAAATCTTTATCCGGTAGATCACTACGCATTATGTTGATGCGTGTGCATACCAATCTGACATTCCCTCGATCGTATCCCTGGGAAGGATCAATACGATCTATCGATACAGACATGTCTTCGTCCGTCTTCCATGTCATGGGCAATCCCGTTAAGGCACACTTTCCATCTTGAGCCTTGAAAACTTCGTAGAGCGTTTCCATGTCTAGCCCAAATGTCAGTTCTCTTCTCTTTGCGCGCTTCTTTGCTAAGTCCATTTTGTACTGCAAAAACCGATATGCAGACGCCTCTACATTACGAACCCTAGATTTAGCTCGACATGGATTACACCAGGTCTGACTCTTGGGGGCGGTCTTATTTAAAGCAGCGCCGCATATGGCACATTCTCTATTTTGAGCCGCCATTCTGAGCCCCTAGTGAGTTCCTCAAACCTTGAAACAGCCTTTTTAGATTCACTCACCGCGACCGTATCCCCCATTAAATCCATACCGAGCCCAATGCACCCCTGCACATCTTTTGAAAAGTTCGCAACATGAATCAAAATATGAGTTCGGTCAGGCACGTCTTTCACATGCCAGGTTTCTCCAAAGCGTGGAGATTCACGCCAGCCCATCTCATACTCCCCAGTCGGGATGCAGGAAACGTTCGGCGCATTGTCAAGCCAGGGACGCTCTATCGACCAAAAGGTATCGTCATCCACATGCAGAACCCCCAAAGTTCCACGCGGGTGGTAACAAAACCTTTCCAGCACAAGCGTCTTCACCGTCTTACCTCTTTGTTTTTTTCTTGCGCTTTGTAGCAGTCGCCGATTTCTTCTTCGATGAATTGCCATAACTCTTTTTGTTTCCGTAGTTCATGCCCATAGTTGGCTCCTACCATTTAGTTTTGTGCGCCCAGAATTTCGCCGAGAAACGATCGTTGCCGGCTGGACCGTGCCTGGCGTAATACGATTTACGCCGAGCCTTGTCTTTCGCCGTCTTAGGATTTTTCCCAGCACCCTTGACGCCTTGTTGTCCGAATCTAATGATCCGGGTTTCTCCATTAGCCTTTCTCGCCACAACAACATGCGATTTCGTTTTGTGGTTCGGAGTCCGCTTGGGTTTGTTGTATTCACTCACCCCAGCTCGCTCTAGCTTCGGATCCTTCTTCTTGCTCATTTCTTTTTCTTAGCTTTCGACTTTTTCAAAGCTTTGAAGTCAGCACCCGTGATCTTGTTACGAGGCTTCGCTACTCGAGCAATACGCATCTGTTTTTTTGAATACTTGGTTCCTGGCATTACTTTTTCTCCGACTTCTTGGTTTTCTTCCCCCGAATCAGATCGGCGTCAGCTTTCCTGGCGCCTCCCTTGCCGCTTACGAAGCTGTTGACCCTTCCCCTAGCCCAGGCAGTCATGGGCACGTTTCGGCTCCCAGAGCTCAAATACGCGCCTTTACCGCGCTGTAATACTTTCTTCAGTTGCCCGTAGGTAAACCTCGAGTTCGCTGCCTTCTTACGAAGGAACGCCTCGTCTGATTTACTTACTGTTGCGCTTTTTTTTGGCTTTGCTTTGGCTGGCACGGCTCTTGCTCACTTTTTTGATATCAATAGATAACCCTTTTTTATAGCGCTCCTTCGTATCTATAATCTCGCGCTCTTTGGCTGACTTGTTCTTAGCCCCCGCTAGGTACTTTTTCGGCACCCCACGCTTCGTCTTCGAGACTGTTTTGAACTTTCGCCTCACTTCTTCTTCCTAGAGCCCATGGCTTTTTTCTTTGCCGTAGCAGAGAGCTCCTTCATATGAAAAAGTGGTTTGCTATTTTTCGTATGGCGAGCTCCAGAATGGACGCTCCCGTCCGGCATTTTGTGTGTCCCCCCCGTATGCAGGGTTCCATCTCGAAAATAATGATTCACACCTTTTGCCATAACGTACTCTCATATCGACCGCCCCCCACCTGAGAACGGTGCCCCTGGGGGGCTAGTTCAAAATCTGCTCCTACTGCCTGATATCCCCTCCATGGAGCCAGGGTGTCGGACCGCCGCGGAAGCCTCCATCTGGCACCCCCGCCCCTGTACATACATACAGTAGCCAGGCTGGCTGGAGCCCCTCAGAAGGGTGCGAATCTTTATAAGATCCGTAACCCTCAATGTAAGTCCTTGTTTTGATTGGGAACTTCGACCAGGTCTTCATCTAAATCAGCCAAAAACGTCCCGTCGTACTGCGTAACCTCGGTTTTTTCCGGGGCATAAGCGCCGAAAACCTTTCCCAAAATCTCCAGAGCGCGAACCCTGGTCGAGTCGGTGTTGTTCTTTGCCGTAGCCTCAGCCGTGAGCTTGCCAATGAGCCAATCCACTTTGTCCTCTTTCGTTCCCATCAGTTCGTCTCTTTTCTGGTCAATCGCCAATTTGATGTTAGGTTTTGTGAGGTTCTCGCAAGCCATCTCTCGCGCTGTATGCTCGCTATAA